CGAGGCGCTGCTGGCCATGGTTGAATCCATTCCCGATGCCAAGCAGATCGCCAACCAAGCCGACGCCATTCGTCTCTACATGAAGAAGGCCAACCTAGGACTGGCAAACCAGAACCGCGCCGCCGCTATCGCCATCAAGGCCAGAAAAAAGGCCGGGGAGATAGCGAAGACAATCGAACGCAAGCTTAACGCTCCGCACAAAAATGCTACCGCAGCCGGTTGCGGCAGCGAAAAGACACCACTCCAGAAGGCCCGAGAGGAAGCGAAGGTATCTGAGCGTACTCTGGAAAACTGGCAAACCCTCGCCACTGAAACCACGGATGCCGAGATCGACGAAGCCGCGCACGAAGCTTTGGAAACCCAACCCAGAACTCCAGTTTCAGCAAGTGATCGCGCTGTATGACCTCGCGCTCGTTGCATCGACAACCAGAAAGTCAGGAAAATCTAAATGAGACTCACCAAAATCACCGGTCAAAACGTCAAAGGCCGAAACTTCGACATCGAACTGAGCCCCGCCACGCTCCTTTGCGGCGGGAACTTCGCCGGCAAGAGCGCCGTCATCGCTGCCATCCGCTTCGGCATGGCCGGATACCTACCGCCCCCGGTTGGAAAGCTGCCCAGCAGCATCTACGCCGCGCTCGCGGGAAACCCTGAGGATGCCGGTCAACTCTCCGTGACGGTTCACACCATCATGGACAACCAGGGGAGGCTCCCGATGAGCTACGAGACCCGCCTGGTGAAGACCGCGCGCGGCGGCGTGTCCACCGTCGGCGGCATTCCTGGTCAAATGGCCCTCCCGTCCGTGCTCGTGGATCCCAAAACCTTCTTCGCGCTGTCCGGCCCGGCCCGAGTTCAGGCCATATTCGAGGCCTGCGACGTGAAACTGGAGCCGGCGATTATCGCGGCGAAGATTCAGACCGCGGCCCCCACGACCTTCCCCGTCGCTCGCCGCACGGTGGTCATCCGGTCGGCGATCGACCGCTCCAAGGCCCTTAGCGCGGCTCACCCGCCCCATATCGCGCTCGGAAAGCTGATCGACGAGCAGAAGGAGCTCCTCAAGAACGTCAAGGCGACCGGCAAGACCCAGTCCGCCGTCATCCAGGCGATCAACTGGGAGGGCGAAGTGCCCATGGACGTGTCCGAGTACCTCGCCGAGGCTCTCCAGGCCCAAAGCGCGGCCGAGCGCGCGGAGTCGGACCTTCTCAAGCAGGCCCATGCGGCCAAGGACTGGGTCTCCAAGCGTTCCAGGCTCGATTCCGACGTTGCCAAGCTCCAGGCGGACATCGAACTGAACACCTGGGACCAACCGCCCGTCCCGTGGTCCGATTCGGAGGAGATTTCCTTGGTCGGGCACAAGCGCGAGCTTCAAAACCTTGTGATCCTGAATGCTCGGAAGCAGTCCAAGCGTGAATCCTTGCAGGCTCGTATCCGCCAGCTTCGAACCCCGACCCAGGGCGCTCCCAAGTGCCCGATCTGCGGTGGGCCGGCGGCGGACGCTCTTGACGACGCAGAACTTGAGCTGTCGTCCATCGGTCCCGACTACGACCTGGAGCCGTTCCAGAAGCTCATTGCCACCCAGGAGGCCCGGAAGAAGAAGGCCGGCGAGGACGCGATCCGGTTCCAGCGCGACTTCTCCCTCGTCTCCAAGCTGACGGATCAGATCAGAACCCTGAAGTCTGGATGGGCTCAGGAAGGTCCGCTCGCGCCGTCGCCCGGGGAACTCGCCGCCGCATCGTCGATCGTCAAGAAGCGCCAGAACGCCGTCCTCTTGATCCGCGAGTCCGCTGTCCGTTGGGAAGCCTACCAGCAGACGTCCTCCAAGCGGGAGGCGGCTGAGAAGGCGATGCTCGAACTGACGTGCGACGAGGCGGTCCTGGCCTCGATCATCGACGTGCTCCGTACCTTGATGAAGGACGTGGTCGAGACGGCCTTCACCAGCGTGCTGGCCTATGCCCGCCACTTCACGGACGGGATCCTCAACTCGCCCCTGGAGTACATCGAGGAACTCGGCCGGCGCGTTTCGGCCGCAGATAGGGCCATGGGCTGCACGGCCCCCATCGGATCCTGGATCAGCCACGAGTCGTTCAGTGGCACTGAGGAGGCCATCGCCTACGCCGCGTTCTCCGTGGCCATCGCCATGAAGTCGCCGTTCCGGCTGGTCGTCATCGACGAGCTGGGCCGGCTGGAGCAGGTCACGAAGGACAAGCTCATGGTCCGGATGGCGGAACTGGTGAAGGCCGGGAAGATCGACCAGTTCATCGGCGTGGACACGCTCTGCCACGACTACGACGGATTCACCACGGTCCGGCTTTCGGATCCTTCCGTTTCCTTCCATGAGTAAGCTCAAATGCCACGTCACCTTCATGCACACGAGCGTTACCCCTGAGACGCTTCGGATGCTCGCCCTCTGCGTCACTTTCGCATCAAGGCATTACCAGGTGGTCGTAGTGACGAACCTCACCAAAATTCTGGATCCCCTCGGAATGCCCTGCGACATCAAGCAGAGGGATTACACTTTGGCGGTTCCCTGGTCGGTCCACAAAATCAGAACGTACTCCGAGGCCGAGGGATCGGATCCATTCATCCATATCGACTCTGATGTCTTCCTGGTTGATCCGCTTCCTAACGATGTCCTTTCGGCCAACCTGTTTGCTCAAAGCCTTGAGGGCGACAAGCACTATCAAAACATAGAATTCATGCCTAAGGACTGGAAGGAGAACTACCTTCCAGTGCCATTCAGGGCTTTCAACTGTGGCGTCTTCGGTGGGAACCCCGCCAGCGTCCGGGGGTTTGCCGCGGTGGCCATGGCTGCGTCCAGGGACTGCGGATCGGGGATTCCCGCCACTTGGTGCGAGCAGGCTGTTCTTGGACGGTTCGATTGCAAAACGCTCTTGGATGTGTCGGACGAGACCGGAGAACCCATCGAGAACGGCGTTGGATACATCCACTTGATGGAGTCCAAGCGAAGACCGGACCAGCAGGACAGGGTTAGGGCCAGGTTGGAACAAGAGAATCCAATCGTAGCAGCCAGGCTTGACCCACCTAAGCCTGGTGTCGCCTCGGCTGGAAAGGTGAAACCCAACGACATCCTGGATTTCTACAAGAGAGCGCGGCCCGCTGCTCGGCCGATTCGGTTTGAAAGGTATTCCCCAGAACAGGTTACACTCACGGTGAGTCCGATGGGCCTTGGCGATGTCACGATCTTGACCGACATCGAGCGATGTGCGGCATCCGTTGGAAGGAAAGCTTACATCGCCAAGCGCGAGAGCGAAACATTTCGCACGGTGGTGAAGTTCTGCCCATCTCATTCCGGGAAACGAACGCCCTTGATGGTTTGTCTGACCGAGGCGTACTTGAAAAGCGGATGCGGACCAGGTCACCTGATTCAGAGAGCCCAAAGAATGTTTGAGCTTCCTGTGGACCCGGTTCCAAGGGGGAACATTCTGGTCCCAGGACGGTTTCATCGTCACAATAACCGGATCAGCATTCACGCAACTCCAGGTACTCATGTGGACTGGCAGCGGGAACTGCTTCACCCGCGCGCTCGATCCCTTTACCCCGACACCATCAGCGCAATCTACGATCTCGCGGGGGATAAAAAGTTCACCCTGGTCGAAGTGGGAAGCAAAAGATGCCTGGACCACCGTCGAATTGAAGACGGAACGGGTGGCGGGATCGAGAATATGTTCCGGATCATGACGGAGTGTGAATATCACATCGGGATACTTTCGGGTCCGGCGCACGTCGCCGCCGCCATGGGGCTCAAACTCATCTTGGTCATCAATTTTCCGGAACCTGAAAAGCTGATGCTACCGAACCTCGTGGATATGGGGATTGTCGAGGAGGAGTGGATCCCCCCCCAGGCGTGCGTCCTGCACCAGGATCACGACTCCCGACACTGGCCTCTTTTGACCCCAAAATCTTTGCGATCCGCGGTCGCCGGAGAAGTCTACCCCTACTGGGATAATTCCATCCTCCACGAGCTTTCAGGTTTTCCAGGCTTTCAATGAAGCCACCCGCCATCATCTGGTCACCCGAAGCCCCGGTGGCCTCAGTTCTCATCGCCAGCTACAAGCGAACAGAGATCCTTCAGGGGACCATCGACTCCATCTTCGACACCGCATCCGATCCGGCAAAGGTCGAGGTCATCGTCCGAATCCATCTATCCGACCGATCCACCATGGAGTGGGCGATGAGCCAAGATCGTGTTAGGATCCTGGCTGGCGGGGACGATCGTGGATACAACAGCATGGACGTTTTCATGAACTCTGTCGCTGCGCTCGCGACGGGTGACTGGCTCATGCTTTGGTCCGACGAGAACCGGATCAAGACGAAGGGGTGGGATTCCGTGTTGAGCAAGGTCGATGCGTCAGCCCCGCTCTACCTTTATCCCAGGACGAAGCACTTCGGGGGCGGAAGAATCCCCATAGTTTCCAGGGCCCTCTATTTCGCCCTCGGCCACAACGGCCACACGTACTTCTCCGACACCTACTTGGACTCGCTGTGCCATCTGGCCGGCATTGTTCGACCAGTGGACTTCGACACGGAGATGATTCCGGGTTTGGATCACGTCAACAAGCGAGACCCGGAGCAGCGCAGGGAGGCCATGATTGAGTTTTACAGCTCCTTCAACAAGTGGCGTTGGGAGATGGACAAACGGAAGCTTGGCGTTGCCCTGGGAAAGGATCTTGGGGATGCCGCCCTGTTCACGTTTGAGGATAAGGCCCAACTTCTTTCGACTGCGGTTCATACTCCGATCTGGGCTGGTTGAAGATTGGACATTGCGTGTCCAACCTTCCACTGGACAAATTTGTCGCGGGGGACATTATTGGCCGCGTGTCCGACTCCATTGGCAATCCGACCCCAGGGGTGGAGATCACCCAGCTTCCGACGCCCGCTCAACTTCCGTCATCGCCGTTGTTCGCCAACCCGATGCCGAATCTTCCGGATCCTGAGAAGGAACGGCTGGAGATTCTGAAGGCGTTCGGGTTCCAGATCGACACCAGCTCGACCACCCCGGCCCTTCCGCCCGTCCCGAGCGCGCCCGCAGCCCCCGATGCCCCGGCCGTTCCCGCGCCCACCGCCACGCCTTCCCCCGCGGCTTCCGCTACGCCCACACCCCCGGCGACCCCCACTCCAGCCGCTCCGGCCGCTCCTCGCGAGCCCAAGCGCCTTCCGACCCCCGCGGAGATCGCTGAGAAGGCCATCAAGGAAGCGGCCGAGCGGCTGGCTGGAAAGCCCGCCGAGGTGCCTGCCGAGCCCGCTGCGGAGCCTGAAGATCCCGAGCTGAAGACCCGTCTCTCGGCGCTCAAGCTCCTTCAGGAGGATCCCAAGTACGCCAGTCGGGACATCGAGAAGGAGTACACCGGCTACCTGGGGAAGCTTTCCGATTACGAGAAGGAGTGGACGAAGGCTCATCCCAAGGAGGAGTTCGACCTCGACAGTTCTGAGCATGACTCCTGGCGCGAGAAGCACGAGCCCGAGATCGCCGAGGACGACATCCGCGCTGCGGAGATTGAGGTGAAGACCCTTCGTCGCATCGAGGAGCGCGAGGCCAGGAAGAACGAGGACGTGTTCGCCGGGCAACTCGTTTCCCAGGCCGGATCGGACGCTGCATCCGCCGTCGTGGAGATGCTTCAGTTCGCCGGGCCGGGTCCCGATGGCAAGCCGGTGACGGACCTCGACACCCTGGATAAGACGGATTGGGTGGCGGCGGTCGTCGCCCAGAATTACGTCCCCCAGGCGGCGGCTCTGTCGGCCACCATCACCACGCTCCTGACGCCAGGATCCCCGGTGAAGTACGACGCGACGAAGGCCGAGCATCGCGAGATTGCCCGCCAGGTTCAGCATTACGAGACGGAGATCCTCAAGCTGCCTGGGAACCAGCGGCTCGACGGACAGGGTCGCCTCTACGCCACGGAGGCCGAGTACGTTCGTCTCCCGGCGACGGAGCGGGCGAAGCGGTGGACGTTCCGATATTCCCCCACGGAGATGCGGGCCCTGGTCCTGAACGACATTCGGACTACCATGAAGGAGCATTACGACCGAGTGAAGGCGCGCTCGGCCACGCCGGCGGTGGCTCCCCAGTCTGGGACTCCTCCTGTCACCGGCGTTGTCGCGGGACAGTCTCCTCCGGTTCGACCGCCCTCTGGTGGGTCCGGCCCAGGCTCAGTCCCGACGTCCACGACGCCTTCGACCACCCGAAAAATCTCCTTCTGGGAGTGAACGGCGAGGTCACACCGCGGGTTTTGGTCCTGGTCTGCCCCCTGAGCATCAAGAACCAGGCGGCAGCATCGGGGCTTTCGACCAAGCAATTCCGAAGGCTGACGCGCCAGTCCTGGGACAAGTGGCGGATCGGAAGCGCCGAGAACTGGTGTACGGCCTGCGGAGTATCGCTGTTCAATCTGACGCTGACCCCCAAGCTTTCGGCCAACGTGGCAGACTGGAAATCAGAAGACCCCGAAATCGTCGCCGCCTTCAAGGACGTGTGTACCGCTCGGATTCCTGGCATTCGACTCTCCATCCGGAAGCTGCGTGATTACGCGAGCATGATCGAGGCGGCGGCGAAGCCACACCGACCACAACCAGAGAAGGGCCCTTCGTGTGGACTCCCCGACTGACCGAGATCCAGAAGGAGTTCTACGAGGACGGGCATCGGATGCGGATGGCCTACGGGGCTCGAGCGTCAGGGAAAACCTGGGCCGTCGAGCACACCGTGATGAAGCATTTGTGGCGCTTCAACGCCAGGGTAGCCGTCATCACAAAGACCACCCGCCAGGGATCGCTCGGGGTGTGGCCCGAACTGACCGGGATCATCTTCGACGAGTGGGTGGATTCGAAGGTCGGCAATTCGGTCGCTGACTTCGGCTGGTCCGAGAAGCCGCGGCGGGATCCGATCACCAAGATTCACCGGGCTGCGATTCACAATCGCCACGGTCGATCCAGTGAACTCGTGTTGTTCCCGATCGAGCACGCCAATGAGGCGCTGGAGAAACTGCTGTCCACCCAGTTTTCAGCCATTTGGATTTCAGAAGGACATCTCTACGACGACCGATCCATCTTCGACACCGCCCTTGCCCAGCTTCGGCTTCCGAGCGTTCCATTCAAGGAAACGCTCCTCCTGGTAGACACCAATCCCCCGGAGACGGGCACCAGCCATTTCCTGCACGACATTTTCTTCAAGGAGCGATGCCGCGAGGAGTGGCCCGAGTATTACACCCAGGAAACTATCGACGCTTTCAGGGAACGCCAGAAGCAGTTAGGAGTGTTCCGTTTCCCCATCGAATCCAACACGTTCCTCGATCCCGGGCTCAAGGCGCAGATCATTGCACAGTACGCGCATGACCCATTTGCCTACCGACGATTTGTTCTGTCCGAGTGGATCGACGGCGTCGTCTCGGGCGTCTTTCAGAACGTCTTCTCTCGACAGCGGCACGTCATCGGGAATGCCGACGCGCGCGATCCTGAGGAGTGGCAGATCATCCCACCGGTCCAGACCGTGGACGCCGTCCTGGAGGGTGGTAATCCGCTCCTGATCTGCGGCTGGGATATCGGCGAGGTGAACCACGCCTGGGGGTGCCTGCAACCGGTCTACGTGGGGGATACGATCCACTTCCGGGTGCTCGACGAGCTGGTCTACACGAAGTCCGAGCTTTCCGTGGAGGAGTTCACGGCCCTGGTGATGGAGCGGATGAAGGCCGTGGAGACGATGGCGGGCTTCAAGGTCGAGTGGCGGCATTACTCTGACTCGTCTGCGTTTGAGTTCCGGGCGGCGATCCGCAGATCTGACCTCCCCCTGGACTCCGACATGACGGACGCGGCCTTGGTCATGGCCCGGTCAGGGGGCGAGATCGTGCTGGAAGGGAGCGCCCAGGTGAAGAAGCCGGGCTGGCAACGCCGCCGCGTCAACTTCCTGTCTCAACTCCTCCGCCAGGACAGGTTGGTCGTCTCGGCCAACTGCAAGATCGTCGTGGCGATGTTCTGCGGCTTGAGGAAGGCAGCCGAGAACTCCAAAAACGGCCCGTATCTAGACCCGGCCCAGATCGAGAAGCACCCGTTCGACGCCCTGTCCTACGCGATTTCCATGTATTCCCTTGAGGAGATCCTGGAGGGAAACAAGCCGTCTGAAGTAGCCACTCGAAGCCCCTCGATGATCATGGCCTGATCACATCCCCATCTTGCTCATCATCCCGCCGACTCCGGCCGGAGCAAGGGCCCCGAGTGCGGGGTTGGAGGAGCCGGGGATGGGAGACGAGGATTCCGGGGATTCATTGGCATCTGACTCCTCAGGTGCCGTGGAGACTTCGACCGAACCATCGGGATTGGCCTTTCCCACGGTGATCATGACTTGATCGCCTTCCATTTCGAGTCCGAGATTCTTGGCACAATCCGCCGGGAGAGTCGCTGTCATGGTCCAAGTCTCCCTCAGACATCACCCCTCAGGAATGGGACTTTTTTGACCCACAACGGTGGGTGGCACGGGTCATTTATGTCCCATTTCACGACGCGCTGAAAGTTATAGACTCGCCTCCATGAGTAATGGATTTGCCGAAACGTGTCAGGTCGCCATCCAGAACACGTATGCAACGTGCGGCTCTGTCACCCGCGCTAAGATCGCCCCTCTCAGTCCGACTGCCATCAAAGCCCTTTTCTACGGTTCCGACATCGGGGTCGGTCATGAAGGCGCTGGAAACCAGGAGGGCTGGAACGAAATCAAGTCCCTCCTGAAGCATCAGATCGAGATGCAGGCGTGCGGCATTCGCCGATCCCCCCTGTATGACTGGCTGATGTCCTCGAACAAGCCCGGCCAGGGACGCCTCGTGAACGTCCACCGCGCCGCGCGCGGTCCTTCGCTCATCGCCCCCTTCATCCTCGGTCGCCAGCAGTCGATGTGGAATGCGGATCACTGGGCGCTCGTGGCCAACGTAGCCGGGAACGCCTATTCAGGCGGGGCTCCGTTCACCATCGCTCCCTCCCTTTCCACGAACAGGGTTATCACCGTAGAGTCTTCCTTCGGCGGAACCATGGAGCTTCACGCCGACTATTTCATCCCCGACAAGCGGATTCACGTCATGGCTCGAGGGTCTGGCGGCGCCCTGACGGTGACCCAGTGGAAGATCATCCAGGCTGCTGTGAATGTGGCGGGAACCGGAATTGACGTTGAGGTGAAGCTCGACCAGCCGAATCAGACCGAGTCGGGAACTCTCGCTACCGCGGCATTTTTGCAGAACACAACCGCAACGAGCGGCGTGGTATTCCTCGGCATCAACAACATCGCGGATGTTGAATACTGGTGCCGAAACATGCTGAACGTGAACACCACCAAGCTGGTGCCGTTCTGGTATCAGACCCGACGACTGACCCGCTGCGTCGATGAGAAGTACGAGGAGTTCCTGAAGCACATGATGGACAACAACGAGTGGTACTCCATTTTTGGGGACCTCCCGTTGGCTGAGCGCAACCGCCAGGACGAGGCCCGCGATCAGGTCGAGTGGATGAATGCCTTCTTCTTCGGGGAGCGCATCTCGAACAAGCAGAACCTCGACAACTGGGGTCAACTCGAAGCGATCAATACGGCGACGTCTTCCACTATCGGGATCGATGGGCAGGGCGACTTCATGGGATTCCGGGCCAACATGATCGGAGTCCTACCCCAGTTGAAGGCTTGCAATCGGTTCATCGATAACCAGGGAAATGCTGCGGGCTTTCCGATCAACACGTTCCTCGAGCACGACGTTTGGGACATCGTTCGTGCCCGTCGAAGCCAGAACAGGCCCTCGAACGAAATCGACATCTACACGGACGAGACCACGGCCGACGAGTTCATGCAGGCGTTCATCGCCTACTCGAAGGTAAAGACCGGTGACATCGCCAGGATTAACATCGAGCAGGGCTTCAGCGAGTGGGGATTCCCGTTCCGACGGTTCCGCCTCTACAAGCCGATGGGCGTGTCGGTCAACCTCATCACCGACGATTTCTTCAACGATCTCGCGACGGCGGCTGGGTATAGCACCAGTGGCGCGGCACCGCATGGCGCCGGAGCCTCCGGGCTTGGCAAGTTCATGATGATTCTCGACATGGGCAAGAACGGGACGATCTATCCCGCGATCCTTTCCACGAACCGCAAGCAGTACACGGTGGGCGACATCAACGACCTGTCGAAGATCGACAAGACCTACTCCTGCGTGATGGAGAATCCTCGCCAGCGCAAGACTCTCACATCGACCACCACGACCGCGGTTGTCGAGTGCCCCGCGAATTCGCTCGTCGTAGCGAACTTCGACAAGATCGTCTCGGGCGTCTAAATCTGTAGAAGAAATCCTCGCGGATCTTCGATTGCTTGCGCCCGCGGGGTAATTCAACCTGCGGGCGCTTTCATTTTATGAGATATTTCGCTTCCAGGACCGCCGAAAACCCGCTTTACACCCAGGGAGGGCCCATCATTCGCTGGCCTCAACCGGCCGGTTCGAATGAAGGCATGATCGAGGTTAACGAGGCGGATCCCCGAAACGCCGCCTCGATCAAGAGTCTGGAACTTTGCATCGTGACCGGAACGGGCGGAGACATTCGCGAGGTCACTGTTTCTGAGTTCCAGGAATGGCAAAAAAAAACGAGTGGACTCCCGCGACACAAACCGCAACGGGACGAATACTCCGCCGGACCAATGAGGGACACATCGTCGTCCCGGCCCAAAACTTCAAACGCGCCAGTTGCTGCGGCCATCGCTGAGTCGGTTCAGCCCGCACCAGAAGCCACGGTTTCCGCGGCTGCACCGCTCCCTGCGCCCCCGCAGCCGGTAGCTGGGCAGCCTGCCAAGCCTGTTGTACTCTCTATCCCGACTCGGCGGCGGGGGGCTGTGGTCACCTGATGAATGACGTTCGCGCAACTCAAGTCCAAGCTCCTCGGAACCAACGATGCCCCCGGACTCGCGTTTCCACTCGGAACGCCTGAGAACCTTCGCCCCCAGTGCGAAGCGTTCATCGTTGAAGCTCTGATCGAGATCCAACGGTACATCCCCTGTTGGCAGACCGGGCATTACGACGTCCACCGGGCTTCGGAAGTCATGGTTTCGAATGGGTGCTCGGTCATTACGTGCCCCACGGGTCAGATTTCCGAGGTCTTCACCATCACGACGTCCGACGATGGATCTGGATGGGAGCATCCGATACCCTATGTCCCTGTCGATCTTCAGTATCTTCGCCGATGGATGGGGCGATTCCGGTCTTCATTCCGGTTTATGGGGCAGGAGTTCACTTCGGCGATGGCCGGTAGCGGTTATCGCCTCCCCTCCGTAGCTGACAACTCCCCTTTCGGTCGCGCGCTCTCCGGGGTTTGGTCGATCGACAAGCTCTCGAACCGACTGATCATCGCCCCGTGGCTTCAGTCCGACGAAAGCGTTGTCGTCGCCTGGACGGGCATCAAACGAACCTGGTCCGATGCGGATGTCGTCTCGGACAACCCCGACTTCATTCGTCTGGTCAAACTCTGGCTCTTGCAGGAGTTCGGGCGACACTGGGCCTCGAGCGATTTGGCCACGCGCGTCGATACCTGGGCCACCGCCCAGGCGGACTCCATCGTTGAGTGCCAGCACAATCAGCAGCTTCCTATGCGCGGCGGATCGCCTGAAGAAGTCGAGGCTGCGAAGGCTTTCTACTCCGCCAATCCTCCCGTGGTCCCCGTGGAGACAACCTTCGAAGATGTCCCGACTCGAATCTGCTTCGTGGGAGACACGGGAACTGCGGATGCCAACGCCGAGGCTGTAGCTGCCCTTGTGGAAGCTCAGAACCCCGACTTGGTGGTGCTCCTGGGCGATGTGAAGTACCCTCCCAACTCCGCCGAGACGGCCCTTGCTCCGTATTCCACATTGATCGGATCCGGAAAGTTGGTCACCGCTCTTGGAAACCATGACCTGGACGGAGACGCCGGAGCATCGGTCCTGGCGGTGGTCAACAATCCCGGCAACGAGCGATATTTCAGCGTGCGAGCGGGCCCCGTCGAGGTATTCGTGATCAACGACGGCCTGAACACCGCGGGGGCCTACGTTGAGGAGGATGGGAGTTTCATGGGGTCGGTCCAGTGGGCGGCGATCAAGGGCATGATTCTGAGGAGCTGCGCCGCATTCAAAGTCGTGGTCCTGCATCACGCTCCGTTCACGAGTGGCACTCGATACTCCCCAGGGTTGCTTCAGATGCGTTGGGTGTCAGACCTGGAGGTTCATGCGGTCATCGCTGCCCACAGTCACAATTACGAGCGGGGAGACTGGCGCGGCCGGCAGCACTTCGTGGTGGGCACTGGTGGTGGCTCGCCTCAGGATGGGTTCGTGGATTCTCCCGACCCTGAATCCAAGGAGAGAATCACGGGGTTTGGAGCACTTTTGCTGAGCGCCACCAAGACTGAGGCTAAATTCGAATTCCTGGACCTTGGAGACGTTGTCCTGGACACGATCACCATCAAGGGATGGCCGACTTACGCTTTGCTTTCGGAATCCCCCACGCTTCCTCCGGATTGGTCCGTGGGTCTTCCGCTGGCTCCAGTTTTCAGGTTGAGCCCGGCTAGCCAGCGCGTGTTCACCGGAAGCGTGGTGTCAATGCACGTGGTTGTTGCAGGAACCCCTCCCATATCACTTCAGTGGAAGGAAGATGGAATTGCAATTCCGGGAGCCACGTCACTGTCCTATTCCCTGACGGCTTCCAGGACCGCATTTTACACGGTTGTCGCCACCAACATTTACGGATCCTCCGAAAGCTCACCTGGCATGGTGCTTCTCGACGTTTTGGCCCAGACCACATTCGCCACGGTTGCCGACATGACGGCTTCGAACCCGCTATCTTGGGCCACAGCGGAATGCGAGAACAATGCCCCCGGAGACGACTATATGTCGTTCTGGATTCGGTCTGGGGACGAGACCCGACTTCCCAACGGGATTGATATTCTTCAGTCGAATGGGCCCGTAAATCCCGGGATTAGTCTGGTTCGCATTTTCGTTCGCGAACCCAGTGGCGGCGTGGTTTTGCCTGGGCCCGGACTTCCTCCGTACACCGTGGATGTCCCCGTGGTAGTTGCCACCATCGAGGATCTTCAGAATTCCATCTTCACGGCGCCTCTCGTGTGGGTTGGAGATGAGTCCAATCCTATTGTGTTCCGACAGGGAAATACCAACGACCTTGATGACGGGGTTAACGGCGTCCTCAATCGGTCGGGAATTCACTACGACCGCATTCAATTTGTATGAAAACCATTCCTCTGCTGGCGCTTCTCCTCATAACCGCAATCTCGGCAATGGGGCAGGGCGCGGCGAGGGTGGTGCCGACGCTCGCGCGGCTTCTTCAGATTAATCCCTACGCGGTAGCCACGGGAGACGTCCTCGCCTACGAGGTCATCTCCCCGACCACGAGTACATCGTGGGGAGCCCCGCGAGTGGCCTTCTGGACTCCTGCCGCCACCCTCGCCCCGAACGGAACCAACGTGTTCCCCTCGCCCTTCGGCGGGCGCTGGGTGTTCATGGACAAGGACGACCCCATCCAGAATGCCTCCTGGTATGGATTCCCCAACCTGTACGCCATCGACAGCCACGGGAACCTGACGCTTGGGAATACCAACGTCGCCGGGAAGCTCTCCTCCCTGGATGCAGCCGTCCAGAACCGGGCCTTCCTCGTCCACTTCCACGACGCAGCCGACGTGAACTCTGGGCGGTTCACGGCCAACCGGCTGGGGAATGGAACGCCCACCACGAACACCTTCCTCCGCGGTGACGGGGAATGGGCAATCATCACGACCAACGGAACGTCGATCGGCGCGGGCGGCTCGAGCATGACCGTCAAATCAGTCACCGTGACGAACCTGACCGACAGTCCGGCACTGGGTTGGTCTATCGTCGGACAGGAGGCCTCGCCCTACATCCTCTCGGGAGCGCACATCACCAATGCGTTCCTCCCCGGGGCGACGGTGGGGAGCAGTCTGACCGCGCTCGATCTCGGAACGGACACGGGCCCATTCGGGCTGCTCTACGAGATGATGGGGAGAAGCGTGATCTCTGGGCGGGTGATCGCCATGGATGCCCCCAAAGCGCGGACAGTCCTGGACGCAGCCTGGGCCAAGCACACCCACACCAGCTTCCAAAACCTGACCATCCTGGACCAGCTGTGGATCCAGTCCCTCAACGTCCTGACCAAGTTCAGCGAAGTAGACGTCAGCCTCACCCAACGCCAGGGCGCGAGCCCGTACTTAACGAACGTGGTCCAGGACACGCAGACGAACTTCTTCTTCGCCGGAGACAACCACGACTACCGGGCGGTGACCACGAATGCGATCCCGGGGCTGATCGGAGACCTGGCCAACCTGGGGGCGCATCGGGTCTTCGTGAAGGGACTGGCCACAACGAACTTCGACGACATCGACCTCACTGTCGTCTCCGGGATTCGGGGATACACCAACGGCATTGGCTGGCGTGTGGTGAATGGAACCGCGACCCCTTTCATTAAGTCCAACGCGGTGCTGCACAACCCGCAGTTCGCTATCATCAACAGCCCCACCACGGTCAAGCAGCTGATGCAGCTTGGTGGCGTCACAAATCTTCACGTCCCCTATTTCAGTTCGACCCCGCCCATCGGCTCCGCGTCAGACACCAACACGATTCAGATGCGGTCTACGGACTTCGGCACGATTATCACCAACGCGAACCTGGCCTACATCACCAACGTCGTCCTGAGGACGGGCTCCGACATGACCGGGGACCTTAACCTCCTCGGAGGCGCGAATCTCTCGGTCGGTGGGAATACCACCAACCACGCCACGGTCGTGCTGGGAAACCTCACCGTCTCGGGAACGACCACGCTCTCGAACAATCTCTCAGCCCCCTCGATCACTCTCGGCGGCGCGACGCGCACGAGCTTCGACCAGCTTCAGACCGGCGACGTGATCCTCACGAACATCCTGGCGAATGCCTCAGGATCGAACTTCTGGGCCGGTGACCACACGTATAAGGCGATCACCACGAACATGATCCAGGGTCTGGTGGGCGACATCGCCGCAGCAGGGACCTATCGGGTGGCCGTGAAGGGGACGGTGATCACGAACATCGATGATGTTGGGGCGGGCGCAACGGCCAGCGTCGGATGGGTGATAACCAATGGCACGGCGACAGCGCGAGTGAAGGCTGGGGCGATCATTCGCACCCCACGGCTCGCGATCAACGATTACCCCGCTGGGGCCCAATCACTTCTCCTATCCGGAGGCGTCACGAATCTCGGCATCGCGTACTTCACCTCTCGTGGATCTGTCACGCCAGACGACGACAACCCGCTCACCATTCGGGCGACCGACCTCGGGACCATCATCACCAACGCCGGCTTGGCCTACGGGGTCAACTACCTCCCCATCATCGGAGGCACGCTCACGGGACCTCTCACAGTCCCTAGCGTGACCGTGCAGGACTCCGCCACAGTGAACGGGGATCTCCTGGTCACTGGAGGCGCCGGGCTGCTTCATATTTACGCCGGAAGCATCCAGTTCACGGACACGAGCTTGGTCACCTCCTGGAACCAGGTGCAGGGCGGCTCTGTGATTCTGACGAACATCCAGGCGAACGCCGCCACGAATGCCTTCTGGGCGGGAGACCACGTCTACCGGGTGGTCACGACCAACATGATTCCCGGGCTCAACGCCATGTTCGGACGGGACATTGACGGGAGCAACGTGGTGTCCGGCTACGTGCCCGTCGCACGGCTGGGCTCCGGAAGCCCCACCACGAACACGTTCCTGCGCGGGGACGGATCCTGGGCGGCCCTCACGACCAACGGCAGCGTTACCGCGGGGACGACCAACGCCATTTGGGTGAAGGGCAACTACGTCACCAACTTCCTCGACGGCCCGAACGTCTCCTTCGCGATCAGCGGGCAGCAGGCCTTCCCATACATTCCGATCGGCGCCTCGGTCACCAACCTCAACTCCGTCGGAACGCTCACGAGCGCCGCCATCACCGCCAGCGGGGACATCACCGCCGCGTCGAGCACCCTCTCGGCGAACTCGGTGCAGGCGAACAGCCTGCTCACCAAGGCCTCCATCCACTCGGTGAACGACACGGCCTCTCCCTACCTCGCCTTCTTCGACAACGACCCCACGTCGCTCCAGCGCACGCTGTACGCCGTTCCCATGGCGGGCCTGTTCACGAACGTACCCAACCTCCAGGTCAAGGGGAGCCCGGTGACCAACCTCCTCGACACGGGCTCTCAGATTCAGTGGACCGTCACGGGGAAGACGGCCACGCCCAGCATCCGCTCCGGGGCGCATCTGACCAACATGATCGCCCAGACCCCGCTCATTGAAACCTCCGTGAACAGGGCGGGCTTCGTCTCCACGCTCGGATCCTTCGGCGTCGAGAACACGTCGCTCCTCTTCGTCAACGGCATCACCGGAACGAACTCGGCGGCCTCCATGCAGGCGGTGGATCTGGGCACGATCGTGACCAACGTGGGGCTGGCCTACGCGACCAACTACGTGCCCAAGACGGGCGGCACGTACACGGGCAGTCTGATCCTCTCCAACGCAGCCAACCTCACCCTCTCGAGCGGGAACCTCCTGGTGGGCGGCAACGCCACGGTGACGAGCAACCTCACGGTCACCCAGAGCATCACCCTGGGATCGACCCGGACGAGCTTCGATCAGTTGCAGACCGGCAACCTCATCCTCACGAACGTCCTCGCGACCGTCGATCCTACGAACTTCTGGGCGGGTGACCACACCTACCGGCCGGTGACGACCAACGCCATCCCCGGGCTCGTGCGTGATATCCTGAGCTTCCACCCCATGACGGTGGAGAGCCAGGTCGCGACGAACATCTTCGATCCCATCGCGGCCACGAACAACATCGGGTGGACACTCTACGGGCAGCAGGCTCTCGCCTTCGTCAAACCGGGGAGCCGGCTGACCCAGAACGAGCTCATCCATCCCACCATGCAATCGACGGTCGATGCGGCCGGGTTCAACACGATCCTGACCACGGTGGGCGCGGCGAACACCTACATCCCGTTCTACCTGACTGCCGCTCCGGGGATCTCGGCGAACCCCCTGGAGGCCGTGGACCTTGCCAGCGTGGTCTCTGGGCTGGGACTGGCCTACGCGGGCGACTACCTCCCCCTCACGGGTGGCGAGTTGTCAGGCGACCTGACGGTGCGGAGCTCACTCTACGTGACCGGGGATACGCTCCTGAATGGGAGCCTGGATGTCCCCGACATCTCGACGTCGCTCATTCACTTCAATGACGGAACCTCCTTGAGCAGCATGAACCAGGTGCAGGGAGGATCCTCGATCCTGACCAACATCCAGGGCACAGCCGACCCGTCCTGGTTCTGGGCGGGCAACCACGTCTATAAGGCGGTGACGACCAACATGGTCCCGGGCTTGGTCGGGGACGTGGCCAACCTTCAGACCTCGATCAACCGGCGACAGCTTGGAAGCCTCGTCCTGACGAACGTCTCCAACCTCACGGGGGGCACGTCCAACAACTTCTTCGCCGGGGACGGGGTGTTCAAGACGATCACCACGAACATGATCCCCGGTTTGGTGCAGGACATTCTCAATGCCGCGGCTTTACCGGTTGGAGGCGGAGGAACGTGGACGAGCGTCGGGGTGAATGGGGAGTACCGGAACCAGTGGGATCTCGTGGATAGTCCCTCCATCGTGTGGGACAAGTCCGTCCCGCCACTCTTCGTCTACCAGACTCGCCCGATAATCAAACCGACTGGAGTGCTTCCGTTGCATCTCCATCCGACCACGGTCGCTTTGTTCGCGTTGGTTGATCATAATCACGTGGGTTTCAACGGAGAGCTCTGGCTCAGTGACTCGACCATAACCAGGCCCTCATTTACGACGGTCATAGGAAAGTCTGCGAGTGCGTCCTCTCTATACGGGACAGCATTAGGCGCTTCAGTCACCGTGACGGGCACGGAAGGATCGAGCTTTGGGGCTGCTTCGGTAGTCACCGCAGCTCGAGGCACGGCGCTCGGGACGGCTGCATTGACGACCCACCCAGAAAGCACGTCTGTCGGGTATGCCGCCGTGACGACTGCCGCAAATCAGATACGGCTTGGAAGAGAATCAGAGACAGTTTCCATACCTGGACTCTTGCAGATCGCCGGCACCACGACCATCGGATCCACGAACGTCGCCCTAGCCATTGCCGGGAAGGCGGACCTGGGCCACGACCACCCGGCGTCGGCCATTGTTTCGGGAGTGATGGATCCCGCTCGGCTGGCATCCTCGGGCACTCCAAGCGGATCCACATTTCTGCGCGGAGACCAGACGTGGTCGGTCCCATCTGGGAGTCCGTCCTTCGTGGCTTCAGGTGTAAGCGTTGGGGTAAACATCACTGGTTCTTTGCTCCTAGGAGTGCGTTCTGGAGAGACGCTCACGTTTGCAGCCAACACGCTCGCGAATAAACTGATCCACGTTCAGGCGATGGGCACGTGGAGTACAGCGACGTCGAATTGGTCGGGTAACGAGATGAAGATCGTTATAGGGGGCTTCTCGTATAAGTACACTACCGTCGAGACCGGATCCGAGGAGTTCACCAATGAGAACTGGAAGTTCGACGTTTTCATACCGGCAAGCCAAGTGTCCTCAACGTGGGGCACGTTCGACAGGAGAACCGACAGGCCTAACGGAAGCGTACTCGGGTTCAAGACGTGGGTATCCGAGTCAGCTGCGGGGACGGGGAGCATCACGCTTACCAACCCAAACACTTTCGATTTGTATTTCACCAACGGGGCCCAGTCGATGAACGACGTAACCTGTACCCGAGTGGTAGTCACCATCCTCTGAACTCATGAAGACGATCACCATCATAATCCTGTCCCTGATTGGGATAGTCGGGAACGCAGCGCAGCGATTCACCCCCCTCGTCACCGCCGACAATGTCGGATCCCTGACGATCACAGTCCCCGTCACGGGACAATCCGTCGTCGTGCTGGGGCAGACCAATCCATTCGACGCGCCCCTGAGGATCGCCAAGAACTACCCAGCGGGCGTCTTCGTAGTCGATGGCGTCACGAACCTGACCGCGATCGGAGACAGCGTGTGGCACCTCGTGCCGTTCAGCCTGATCAGCAACCCGAACCTTCTGGCCATCTACAGCCTGACCGGAGGGACCGCCTCGAACTTCTTCCGGGGTGACGGGGCGTTCCAGCAGGTCGGGACCAATGACATCCCCGGCCTCGCTCGGGACCTGGGCAACATCACGGCCTCCATCGGATCCTTCCAGCCCGTCTCAGGAGTCCTTTCCAACGCCGCGGCAGGAGGCTCACCCACGAACTTCTTCGCCGGGGACGGGGTCTACAAGCCGATCTCGACCAACTACATCGCGGGGCTCGTCTTGGACATGGGCAACCTCGCGCAGGCGATCCTGGCCCGCCAGCCGGCCTCGGTGGCGCTGTCGAACCTGACGGCCAACCCCAGCCTCTACCAGAGCACCAACGTATTCCTGACGGGGATCAGTGCGGGTGGGGCCTCCACCAACTTCCTCGCCGGGGATGGGGCCTACAAGGCGCTCTCGACGAACTACGTCCAGGGCTTGGTGGGAGACGTGGCGAATCTCAACTCCGCGCTGTCCACACGTCAGGCTGGCTCCGTGGCTCTCTCGAATCTCACGGCGAATCCAAACCTGTACCAGGCCAGCAACTCAGCACTGACCACAGTGGTAGCTGGCGGCACTTCCTCGAATTTCTTCCGCGGCGACAAGGTCTACGCCCAGGTCACCACCAACGACATACCCGGGCATACGGCTAACATGGCCAACCTCCAGACGTCGATCAGTGGTCGTCAGGCCGGGTCCACTGTCCTGACCAACGTGGCCGCCCTCACCAGCGGAACCTCGTCCAACTTCCTGCGGGGCGATGGCGCATTCGCTCAGGTCACCACCAATAACCTTCCGGGCCACAACGCGGACATGGCCAACCTTCAGGTCGCCATCAATGCCCGGCAGGCCGGATCCACCGTCCTGACCAACGTCGCGGCTCTGACCAGTGGCACATCCTCGAACTTCCTGGCCGGGGATGGGACCTTCAAACAGGTCGTCACCAATGCGATCCCTGGCCTCGCCGGAGACCTTTCCAACATCAACGTGGTGGTCTCTCTCAAGCAGATCGGCTCCGCAGCCCTGTCCAATCTCACGGCCAATCCGAATCTGTACCAGTCGAGCAACTCCACCCTGACGACTGTCGTCGCTGGGGGAACGAGCTCGAACTTCTTCCGTGGAGACAAGACCTACGCGCAGGTCACGACCAACGACATCCCGGGGCACAACGCTGACATGGCAAGCCTCAACTCCTCGCTCGCCCTGACGCAGCTTGGATCCGCGGCGCTCTCGAACCTCACGGCGAACCCCAACCTATACCAGGCGAGCAACTCCGCACTGACCGACCTATCGATTGGCAACGGTTCCTCGCTAACGAACATCGGCAACGCCGGCACGAACTACGTGCTGAAGACAGGCGGCACGATGACGGGAACGCTGATTGCCACGGCGGTCAAGACAGCGGACCTCTTAGGGGGAACTTCGGTGAGCGGTGGAACGAACGTCCTGGAAGTAATGAATGGCACCGCTACGAACCACAACTCGATTGCGATTGGAGTGAATTCTAGCACGGGTGCGTACACGAATACGATGGCTATAATGGGAGCACAGCCAAACGGGAATAACAGTTTCTGGGTTGGTGGCACAACAACCTACACCACCCTTTTATCGGGGCCTGTCTATATGGCTGGAAGTTCCACTTTGATTTCTGCCGGTGCGATAAAGTTGGACGGTGGAACTCCTGGCA